TGGCGACTAGGCCCACGATAACGCGCCCAGCCTTGACGTTGACTAGGTCGGACGCGTCCCCATCAATGACGCGGCGTCCCTTGTACGTGCGTGGGAGCCCGCCAGAGAATACGACAGACACGGGCACGTCAGACTTAAGCGCACGCTCCGCAAACTTTTGGTAGGCGGCAGCAGGGCTATAGCTGAACATCAAATCATAATTGTCTGGCGTCTTGCCAAGGCGCGACGCGTTCTTAGTGTAATCGTAAAAGTACAGCTCCGGGAACGCTTGCGGGATGCCGTGCTTTTCCCACGGAATATCACTCAAAACATTCAAGCGCACGGCGCCTTGTACACCCTGACGCTTGCACGTCTTGGCAAAATTCGCAAGCTCCCGGCGCAGCTGGGCCAGGAATCCGGCGCGGTCGGCGTGCCAGTAGTCCGTCTTGCGCTGGCGTCCGTCGCGCACGTTTGACATAGCGCCCCGGCCTGCCGACTCCAGGCACGGCGTCGCGCACCCCGCCACGTGCCGATAGGGGCACAGAATGTCATCGGGACGGAGCGAGAGCCCAGCTACCCGGTACTCTGCCTTGCTGCCGTCAGTCTTGCGCAGTTTGGTGTTACCGCCCGTGGTGTCTAGTAGCTTCATAGTTAACACTCCTGTTTAGCTTCACTAATGGGCGCCATGCCCAGTTAGGAATCATTCTCGTTTAAGTAAGACTTAAGCTGCTCCGTTTTAAGCTCCCAGAGCCAGTCTTCTAGCCATTGCGTATCGCGCCAGTTTACTTCGCTTTTGATTTCTTCTAGCGCGCGTGCAATCAATTCCGATTTATACAGCATTGTATGTTACTCCTAGTAATTAACCGAAACAGTGTAGCCCTGCGCTTTCAGCTCTTTGGCTTTGGCATAGGCCTCTTTTGCGTTGTATGTGCCCATGACTTCTGAGGATGAGGCGTTAGGGTAGTAACCGTTGATAATGTAAACAGTGTAGTAAAGAGGTGTCGGCATTTCAGATTCTCCGTGGTGTGAGGCGTTGCGCCCCTTACACTAATGGGTGCCACGTCCAGTTGCGAATCATTCTCATTTGGCCCGTGGCGCTGCATACAAATGATAATCATTCTCATCCGGTAGGCAGCAAAAAGCCCGCCGAAGCGGGCCCTTGCGTGCGCTGCGGGGCGCTACAGCCCCAGCGCTGTCCGTGCTTCGCTGGCGCTGGCGCCGTGCTTCGCCATGTAGCGGCGCGTTTTCGTTTGCTGCGCTACCGTGAGGCCTACCGTAGCGGCGCGGAAGTCTTGCGCTCCGACCTTGCGATGGGCCCGCGCTTGCGCGCTTGAGCCTAGCAGCGTGCCGTCCTTCCCAAGGCACACATCGGCGATATCGTGGAAGCGCCGCGCCTTAACCTTGCGCTTGATGCTGCGCGCCAAGCTGGCGGCGCGTGCGTCGCGGGCCTCTGCAATCTTGGCCGGTTCGGTGGTGTACTCTTCAGGGAGCGCGCGATGGCCTCTCTCATGGCGCACGTTGTAAATGCTGGCCTCTCGCATGGCCTCATGAATCTGGTCCGTCTCAAGCTGATACTTAGCCCAGACTGCGTCGGCTGCGCCGTCTACGTACTCGAAAGACTCCGCGCCGTCACCGTCGCAAGCGTAAAGGCTCGCGCGGTCCTCGTCGCTGAGCGTGGCGGTCCATTCGACCAGGGCTGCGTGCGCTGCGTTGTTAAGCTCAATTGAATTCATAATGTTCACCTTTATTTACTATTGATTGACTACATGGCGAAAGGTACAGGCGAAGGGCCCGGGGTGCAAGCGTTGCGTTTCCTTTTTTGCTACCGTTCGTCGGGAGGTTGTTGCGAATGATTCTCATCTGGAGGCTGCGCCCATATATGGGAGCGGGGCGGGTGCGATATGGTAGGCGAGGCGGGTGGCGCACCGTTCCCTTTCCGCTTCCAATGTGAGCAGTGTTAACATTGCGCGGGCGATGCGAATGCGAATCATTCCTATTAGGGGCGCTGCGACGGGGGCGGGGGGCCTGCGCGACGGGGCCGAGACGCCTGGTGCTGCTCCGCTTTGCAAAAAGTAACTTTTCGTTCCTAAAAGGACACCTATTATAACACTTTATACGCTAGCAAACTGCCCGCAACGCCCCATAACGCCTGCAAATTGTACAAAAAGTGAGCAATATGGAAAACTGCATGGGCCGTAGCGCTCTGTATGGGCCGTAATGCTACCCATTTACGCTTTATCTATTGACTTTTCCCTGAAAGTATGATAAAATATATAGCATTCATTAGCTATACAGGACTCAGACGGCAGCAGCTACAGCCTAACAACAACTGCTGAATAAAAAGCACAGCCGAATGGCCTTACGAATACAGCCGACAGCTTCTGACCGACTGTATAGCTAGCGTTACGTATCATTTTTTGTGTATATGTTTGGGTCGTATGGCCTATTTTGCTAACCATTAAGCTACAGGAGCGCTATATGGCGGATAAGCCCGTAACGAAACGCGGTCGCCCCTCCAAAGCAGCCCTACAATCTACTAAGGATTTGAGTAAAAGACAACAAGCGGCAGCATTAAAGGACTTTAGGGCACGGCTTTTGCTTAACCCTAAGTCTCCTGCGCTCATTGAGAAGATGTTTGAGATTGCTTTTGATGATGAGCATAAGCAGCAGGCTGTAGCGATGAAGCTTTTAGCAGACCGCCTTATGCCCGTAGCGGGCTTTACGTCAGACGGTAAGCAACAAGCTCAAGTGTCTATTAATATTAGTGGTATTGGTGTACCGCAAGGGGCGGTAACGGTTGAAAACGCTAATGACGTTGAAGATGGTGAGTATGAGGAGCTAGATGGCTAACATAGACCTATCCCTTATACCGTGGCAGCAAGAAGTGTATGAAGATGGCAGCCGTTTTAAGGTTGTCGCTGCTGGTCGGCGTTGCGGCAAGAGCCATCTAGCTGCCGTATCGTTAATTGTGTCGGCGCTTAACGGCCAGCCGGGGAAAGTGTTTTACGTTGCACCAACGCAGGGCATGGCGCGTGACATCCTGTGGGAAAAGATATTTGAATTAGCTGGAGAGATTGTCGAGAACAGTAACATCAACAACCTAACCATCACGCTCGCTGGCGGCAACACCATATACTTAAAGGGTGCTGACCGCCCCGACACCCTGCGGGGTGTGTCCTTGAAGTACTTGGTCATGGACGAGTTGGCGTTTATGAAGCAAGACGTATGGGAAGCTATCCTGCGTCCAGCGCTGTCAGACCTCAAAGGCAAAGCGCTATTCATCGGAACGCCTGAAGGCCGGAACCATTTCTACGATATGTGGATGGGAGGCTACTCCGGGGCCTGGGACGATTGGCAAGCGTGGCAGTTTACGTCACGTGACAATCCGTTCCTAGACAGTGCAGAGATTGACCACGCGGAGGCTACGCTGCCCCGCTGGGCTTTCAATCAAGAGTACATGGCTAGCTTTGACGCGCAGGGCTCGGAGTTCTTTGATGCTGATGAGTTTATGTACTACGACGAAAAGCCACGCGACTTGCCAGGAGACTATTACATTGCGGTTGACTTGGCTGGCTTTGAGAGCGATAGAGGCAACAAAACGAAGCGCAGAGACAATAGTGCCATTGCTATCGTGTTTGTAGACGAAAGCGGCATTTGGTGGGTTGAGGACATACAGTTTGGGCGCTGGGCCCTAGACGAAACAGCAGAGCGTATCTTCAGAGCCGTGGAGGAGTATAGGCCACCGTCTGTAGGTATTGAGAAAGGCATAGCGCAGCAGGCCGTTATGCAACCGCTAAGCGACATTATGCGGCGCACTGCTCGGGTGTTTCGTGTGGAGCTGTTAAGCCATGGCAATAAGAAAAAGCAAGACCGGATACTATGGGCACTGCAAGGCCGCTTAGAGCATAAGCGTATTCGCTTCAAGCACGGCGCATGGAACACAGCGCTAGTAGACGAAGCCTCTGCGTTCCCGTCACAGCTGGTACATGACGACTTGCTTGACGCTTTAAGCTACGTAGACCAGATGGCTATTGTGCCTTACATGTCTAACGTAGATGT